GAGGTATTTTTCTCAATTTTGTTTCTATCCCCTTTCCTTTATTCGGGGGGCCGGGTGTGGGCACCCCCCACGAATCCTTGTAAATACTGGACTTGCAGGCTATATTTCCTTAAAAACAATGCAACGTTCTGTTGTATTTCCTCCATCCTTCCAAATCGTCATGGAATAATTTATTTTCCCGTGATTATCTGATGCCATAATATATCCGTTTTGGTACAGCCATTTTCGGAACTTTCTGGCAGATATTCCGTGCCCTGCGCAAAAATCGTTAAACTGCCTGCACGTCACCATGCTCCGGCCTTTGCGTTCCCATGCCGCTACCTTCAGCTCCTCTATGTATTCCTCAAAAGTTTCATCTTCTTCTGTGCTTGAAAATTTCCATTCTGCCACATTCTCCGTACCTGGGGCTGAAAGAAAAACCTCCGGCATTTGTATACCAAACTGCCTGAACATGGCATCCATCATCTCCGAAATGTCATTTGCAGTGCAACCCCGTCTCTCCATAATTTTCTGCTGCATACGCACAAGGTTCACAATCTCGCCAACACTCGTTGCTTTCGTATCATATGCGCTGCGCCCCGGCATCTCGTAATACCCTGTTTTCCGAAGTGCTGGAAGGACTTCGCTTGTTACCCAGTGCTTGAACCGCTTTGCGGATTCCAGCTTGCTGCCGAAGATGAGGGAATATAAGCCGGATTCGTTGATGATGGTCATTGTCTGCTCTCCTGAGGGGGTCGCGATTCGCGACTCCCCTTTATCTTCGCTATCAATGTGCTTGTAAAGTGCATCTCTGTGGTTACTGTACCCCAACGCCACCGCAACGTCCTTACCAACAAACCACGGCTCCCCGTCAATAGTTACCGTCCTTACTTGTCCAAACTCCTCATTCTCAAAAATCTGTAAATTATTCATGCCTGTTTCCTCCCTTCCGCCCGCGTCGCTTTCATGCCCTGCATATACCCGAAGCGGAAGCCTTTCACGACCATGTCGTAAGAAGTCCGGCTTGTATTTACGATATCCTCTATATTCTTCGGCCAAATGTCATACCTGCTGTTTATATTGCTGTTTGCCTGCTCTATTAGCTGTGTCGTGTTTACTATTCTTCCCATGAAAAGTCCTCCTTCAAAATTTTTATTGAACGAAGCTCCCTGCCGTGATAGAATATTTCACGGAGGGAAACCTCTGGAACTTGGAGTGTTGCTGTCGTTGGTAGCGGGGCAACGCTCCTATTTTTGTTCATCCAAAAGCAAGTGTATTCCTCTCCTGATAGCTTCCGCCCTTGTTATGCCATGCTCTGTACAATAATTATTTAGCTTGGTATTAGTTTCGTCATCAAGGCGTACTTTCACATCATTACTTTTTGGGTTTTCTGCTTTCGGTCTGCCAGTTCGTGGACTCATCTTCTCACCTCACTTTTTGAGTTCCGTAAATTCATCTTAATACTTGGAACTCAAAAAGTCAAGCACTTTTTATACCCAGTCCTCGTTTTCTTTTATCCAGTCCTCTTCCGGTGTGTATTGCTCCGTTCTCTTCTGTTCCTGCTTTTCTGGTGTATTCTGCAAGTAAAGCCCCCTCAGCCCCAGCGTGTCCGCTGCCGCCATGGCATACACTTCACAATCCAGTAGATGGTTTTGTGCGTGGCTGTGCTTCGGCACCCATTCCAGCCTCACCTTTCCGTTTCCGACTTTTACGTTGATCTTATGCTCCGATGTTACCTGCTCGGCGTATTCGTCATCACATCCCTGATAGACCATCCAACTCCCTCGGCCATTCGGCTTATGGAGCCGCCCTGCAATCATGTCCTTGTACTTCCCACCGTCAACAATGATGAGGTTCATGCCATATGCCTTGGAATAGTCTTTGTTGACGGCGCTGATTAAGAAATGGCTCCTCATTGGGTTGCTGGAACCTTTGCACGGCAACGCCCAATCTGAATTATAGGCGCAAAAATCATATACGCTGTCCGCATCATACCCTGAATCAATCAGGCAAAGATTAACAACCATAGGCACTCCGTCCTCTGTCAGATACTGCAAATTCATCACATCTTCAATATCCTTAAAAGAATACGCCTGCCCATGCGCTATGTTCTGGCTTGTAAGGAAATCTCCCCACGCCCTTATCGTCCAATACAGGCAGTTCTGCTGGACATCCACGCCGCCCGTTATAAGCTTCGCCCAGCTTGGCACTACAAACTCCGGTAGCTCCGTCTGCCGCTCCATAACAAGGTCCTTGCTGGTCTTTAGCTTGGTATCTTCCCACGGCTCCGCAAGCCAGGAGTTTACGAAGTTCTGCAGCTTCTCCGGATCCGCCTTGCTGTCCATAAATTCCTTCGCAATCTGGGAAAACCGGACGAAGGGGCTGTAAAGCGTATTGATCCAAAAGCAAACTCTTTTTACAAAGCGGGTTGTCTGCCTTACGACCTCCCAGTGCCCCTTCTTTACTGCCTGCTGCTTCTGGGCGTCGGTGATAACGCATCCACACTCCTGGCAGACGTAAAAGGCAAACTCCGCCCGGTCTGCGTCGCTTAAGCCCTCCGAGTCGTCTATCGGCTCGAAGTTCCCCAGCTTCTCCTTTATGGCATCCTCTCCATATGCGTCCACAAGGTCTTTATCTTTTCCAGGCCACTTAAGGTTATCAAATCGAAGCTCTATAAACTCCCCGCAATGGGGGCATGGTATGAAGTAATGTTTTTCTGCGTCCGCCCCTTCCTTGGCTTTCCAGATGTGGTTCGTCCTTATGGTCGGGGTGCTGGTTAAGTAGACCTTGCTGTTTCGGAAAGTCTTTGTACGCTCTTTCGCCAGGCTGATCGGATCCGCCTCTTTCTTGCTGGCTCCTGGGTATTTGTCCACCTCGTCAAGAAAAAGGTATTTCATGGCGAAGGAAGCAAGCCCGGAGGGGCTGTTGCTCCAAACAAGTTTTATAAACATATCATCAAAATCAAGTTCAAGGTTCCCGCTGTTTTTGTCGTACTTCTGATAAAGAGTCGGCGTATTCTCAATCATGGGCTTTATACGCTTTTCCGATATGCTGTTCGCCAGGGTTTCCGTCGGGTATACCACTTCTATGGGTGCCGGGTCCTGCTGGGCGGCGTAGCCTAACATATTAAGCTCTACTTCCGTCCCACCTACCTGGGTACACTTGCAAAAGATTATTTCCTCCGTTTCGTAGTTCAGAAGCTCATCCATAATCTCAACCAGATACGGGGTCCGGCTGTTGTTCCATGGCCCCGGTTCCGCGCTGGTCTTGCTGTCAAGCATCCGGTATCGCTCCGCCCACTCGGATACCTTCATATCTTCCGGGGGATTCAAGTATTCAAGCGCGGATTTCTGGTATGCCCTGCACTCGTATTTCCGGAGGCGGAGCTGTTTAGGTTTTTGCACGGCGCCTCCCTGTCTTTTCTTCCCCCGGTTCCGGCGTATACCCGGAAACAACAAAAGCCCGAAGCATACGCTTTACTTCCGCGCCCATCTCCTTTTCAACCCGCCGGGCTTCCAATGGCTCCAGGCTGTCGCTGATCATGCTTACAAGCCGGGACGGGATCCCCAGGGCGAACCTCTTGAAAGTAACGAAAAACTTCTGATAGTCTAAAGCCACTTCCTCAACGTCTATATATTTCCCGGCAGCAATCTCCGCCCTCATGCGGTGCATCTCGCCCTGGCTCTCCTTCAAGGCAATTTCCGCCTCCAGCTTCTGCTGTCTTAACTCCGTTTCCTTTTCGGACTTACCCTTGCCGTATGCCTTGTCGGACAAATACTGGATATATGTTTTAATGGTCGGCACCAGCTCGTAGCGTCTGCCCTCCCCTGGGATCTCCGTAGTCTTAACTACGCCCTCCTGAGTAAGCTGCTGTACTCTCCGGACGGTAACGCCGAAAATCTGCGCTATAACCTCAACCTTTACGAAGTGGCCACCGCTCTTTTCTTCTGCCATTATGCTCCGCCCTCCCTTACTCTTACGGCCTTCTGACCGGTGTATTCCTCCCAACGGTCAATAATAATATCGCAATACTTTTCGTTAAGCTCCATAAGGTACGCACTCCGGTTTAGCTGCTCGCAAGCGATCAGCGTCGTCCCGCTCCCTCCGAAAAAGTCAGCGACCGTGTCGCCGTACTTGCTGCTATTGGTAATAAGCCGGCCGAAAAGCGCCACGGGCTTCATGGTCGGGTGCATATCGCTCCGGGCTGGCTTCTTTTCGTACAAGACCGACGTGTTCTCCTGCAGGCGTTCCCGGATGCCCTCAATGTAGGCGACAAGCTCCGCTTTCTTCATGGCTGAAAAGTCTATATCATCTTCTATGAAAACGGTATCTTGTCCGCGCCCTCCGCCGAAGTAATGACCGCCGCCCTCCTTCCAACCGTATAAGATCGGCTCGTGGCGCCAGTGGTAATCCTGGCGGCCTATGACAAACTGGTTTTTCTCCAAGATCAGCGTCTGCGCCTGGTAAAAGCCTGCCTCCTTCATGGCGGTTCGGAAGTTTATACCCTCGCTGTCGGCGTGGAATATATAAACCGAACAGCCGGGGCGGGCTGCTTCGTTGAAATTAGAAAACGCCTTATACAAGAAACTGTAAAAGGCGTCGTTGCTCATCCGGTCGTTCTGGATTTCGTTATTTGTCCGGGTGCGGTTCCGCTTATAGGAACGCTCCAGGCTCTTGTCTTTGGTTTCGTAATCTACGTTATAAGGTGGGTCGGTGATGATAAGGTCGGCCGTTGCTCCTTCCATCAGCCGCTCAATGTCTGAAATGTCTGTAGCGTCCCCGCACATGAGGCGGTGGCTCCCCATCTGCCAAATATCGCCGGGGCGCGTCCGAACCTCCTTAAGCTCCTTCAGCTTCTCGTCCGGGTCATAACCGTCGTCGTTTGCCTCCTGGGTAAGTTCAACGGCTGCAAATAGCTTTTCGATCTCGTCGCCTCCGAAGCCTGTAAGCCCCACGTTATAGTCTGCCTTATCCAAATCTATCAATAAATCCTTTAAGGCCGCCTCGTCCCATTCTCCGGTTATTTTGTTCAAGGCAATATTGAGAGCCTTTTCCCTGGTCTTGTCCATCTCAACCAGAATACAGTCCGCCTCTGTGTAGCCCAAATCAAGCATGACCGTGCGCCGCTGGTGGCCGCCTATGATGGTATTGTCTGCGTTGATAATAATCGGGTCAACGTAGCCAAATTCTTCTATACTGGCGGCTATGCGCTGGTACTCCGGGTCGCCCGGCTTTAATGCTTTTCGCGGATTATATTCCGCTGGTTTAAGGTCTGCAAGCTGTCTTTTTACCAGCTCCATAGTCCGTTTCCTCCTTCCGGTTCTGCCCTTGCGTAACGAAAGGCAAAATTTTTTTTCGATTTTATCGCCAAAAATACCGCGCCTTCCCCGCCCCGCAGGCCGTGTGTGGCCTGGTAAGTACCTACTGCGAGAAGCGCGGGCGGGCTTGCTGAACAGCGTAGCCAGGGGCTTGCCCTGCCGCCCTCTCTCTTTGCTTGCGTTGCTTCGGTGTGGTGCTGTATGCCTTGCCCTCTCTGCTTCAATGCCTGCCTGTGCTGTGTGTGCCTGTGCCTGCGCTATGCTATGGTACTATGTGCGCCTATGCCTTGGGTCGTGGTGCTGTGCCTCATGCTCTTGCTGTGCGCTGTGTATGCTGTGCTTATATGTATGCAATATAATAAGCCTATATAATGCCCTGCTATATGGGTATATAGGCTATAAAAATAGGGCTTGCTGTAGGCTTAATATATGGGGGGTATGCTATTTATTTTTCGTTCATGCTACTATACTAACACACTTAATAGTGCAATGGGGTGCAGACTTAAAAAATCTCCGAATCCTTGTAAATACTGGACTTGCAGGCTATATTTCCTTAAAAACAATGCAACGTTCTGTTGTATTTCC